TCCAGTAACGGTGGTGACGGCATAATATGAGATACCGATACGAAATTGATGAGAACAACGTCCTGCGAATGTGGGACGACGTAAACACCAACGAACTCGGTGCGCCCTTCCGACTCCAGCCAATCCACCCAGATGGTCGAGCGTGGGAAAGCAGGGAAGAGGCGGAGCAGTACGCCTTGTCCGTCATTAATGAGATTACCGAGGAACCTACTGAGTGAATTTAAAGATCCGCTCGCAACTTGACCATGTAGAGGCTGGCGGCGTGCTTGATGACTGTGGACCGTCCAGCGCCGCGTGCGCTTCCTCCTGGGTCCTCGGCAAGGAGATCACCGCTGGCGAGGGTATCGCAGCAAAAGAGAAGGCTACTGGATTCAAGGAGAAGCAGGGTGTCAGCGACAACGGTTCAAGTCTATGGGATCTAATCAAGACCTGCAAGGTACTTGGCGCCAACGCCAGGTATCCAAGGGACTGGGACGACTGCGTTGCGAGTATCAAGAAAGGTGCAGCACTCATCATCAACGTGGACGCAGCAAAGAACTACCCGCCACAGGCGCTCAGCGCGTGGCACAAGAGGTACATCGGTAGGCACGCTGGCGCGACATACGGTCATATGACTGCCGCAGCCTGGTGTGAAGACCACGGGTTCCAGTTCGCGGACCCAACATTTACTGGTAAGGGTAAGGAAAAGTTTGCCGTCACGGTGACGGACAAGGAACTGAAGGCAATTGCCTCCAGCAAGGGTGATGCACCGTTTAAGCGTTGTATCATCGTAAAGAAGTAGGAGATACTATGAATAAGGAACAGAAGGCACTTTTCGCATCTTGGGGTCGATCATTTGCTGCTGCTTGCGTAGCGCAGTTCCTCGCACTTGGAGGGTCAGCATTTGACCTCAATGGTGACGCGGTAAAGAGCGTCCTCTCCGCTGGAATTGCAGCAATCCTCCCAGTTATTCTTCGTTGGCTCAACCCTAACGACGTAGCGTTTGGTTACAAGGGAGACTGATGCAGGTCTCAGACCTTGCTCCAGTACTGACTGGATGCCATGTCTGTCGGAGTCCACTGGTTGAGTTAATCAACAAGAGGATGAAAGACGGAATGCCAGACATGAAGATTGCTGATTGGCTAAAGACCGAAGGGTACTACATCAGTCGCAATACTCTGGGTAAGCACAAGCGAGATCATCTGACAACTCCTCATGAATCCGCAAGGATTGAGGCAGTAAAGAAGATGGAACAGGCACAAAAGACAATCAAGGCTGGTCACAGGGACCTGGCGACACTTGTTCGGGACTACGTATTTTCTTCAGTTGAGTCTGGGGAAATGACACCAACACTTTCCGAGGGTTTGCGAGCACAAGAAATGGTCGATAAGCGGAACGATAAGACCGCCGACAGAGACCTGATGGTCTCACTAGCGCAGATCCTCGGGGGTGCAACAACTACATACGAGGTCATCGAGGCAAAGCAGGTACACGAGGTCGAGGGGTGACAAGGGACTGGGTGTATGTCGGTGGAACGTTTGACATGTTCCACTATGGACATATGAGTTTTCTGAAGGAGTGTCAGAAATACGGACCAGTCATCGTCTCACTTAACACTGACGATTTTGCTGGGAGATACAAGCGTAAGCCAATCATGACAATTGGCGAGCGAATGGAGGCTCTTAATGGATGCAAGTATGTCGACGATGTATGCGTCAATATTGGTGATGAAAATAGCGGGAAAACAATCGACTTGATTTCCGACCGACAGATTGCCTACATTGCACACGGAGACGACTGGTTCGGTTCGGATCTTCTAGATCAACTTGGCGTTGATGATGAGTGGTTGTCAAACAGGGCAATCAAGATGCTGTACGTTCCGTACACGAAGGGTATTTCTACAAGCGACATTATTGGGAGAATCAATGGCGACACTGACAGCAATCGTGACTGCTCATGCGGACAAGGATAATCTTCGACGCATACTGAAAGACCTCTATGAGTGGCAGGTCAGGAAGCCAGATGAGATTATCGCTCTGGCTTCGGACATTGATACTATCACGCTCAAGGAAGAGTTTCCACAGGTTCGCTTCTACGAGGAGCCTAACCTAGGCGACTGGGGGCATGCAAAGCGGGCAAAGGGTCTCGACCTTGCAACCTCAGATTATGCTGGATGGTTTAACCATGATGACTCCTACCACCCAGACTATGTTTTGGACATGATGACACTTGCAGAGTCTGGTAATGATGTGGTATACTGTGGATGGTCTAAAAATGCTCATCCACAGTTTAGGCTTGGAAGTTCTACTTCTGGTAATTACATTGTTAAAATTGATAAGGGCAGGGCTGCTGGGTACGCTGATCGCCACTACGAGGCTGACGGTACCTTCATCAATAGGATTGTTGAGAAGGCAAAATCTATTGCCTTTTGCAATCGAGTTCTATATTACCACAACGAGGTGCGATAATGGCACGAAGTGCGGCATGGCAGCGTAGCGAGGGAAAGAACCCTGCTGGCGGGCTCAATGCCAAGGGTCGAGCGTCATACAAAGCCCAGACTGGCGGTACGCTCAAGTCTCCAGTAAAACGAGGGGACAACCCCCGCCGAGCATCATTCCTTGCACGAATGGGCGGTATGCCAGGACCAGAGCGCGACGCAAAGGGTCGACCAACTCGTTTACTTCTAAGCCTTCAGGCATGGGGAGCAAGCAGCAAGGCTGACGCGAAGTCAAAGGCTAAATCAATCAGCACACGAAACAAGGGGACTCGTGCTCGATAATGAAATTGCACGAGATCTGGCTCTCGGTCGCACTGACATCGAGTTCTTTGCTCGGCGCTGGCTCAATATCAATGGGCACCGAGGACAGATTGATTGGTGGAAAGCCTGCGCAGAGCGCGATGAATCGGGGTACCGACCAAGATACCTCACGACAGTTGTATCCGCGGGAAATCGTGCGGGGAAAACGATGGCGATGGCGATCCTCTGCCTTCACCACGCCATGTACAAAATGGGCATTCAGCAGCCAAAACATGACGATCCCACGGACGCTCGAAGATGGTCGAACGTCCCATATGAATGGTACCACATAGGAATTCAACAGGAGACCGCTGAACTCGTACATCGAGAGATCAGCATGATCCTTAGTGGAAATCATCAGGCGCAAAAAGGCGCTGGTTGCCCACTGACTAATGAACTCGGGAATATTGCTACGGTAGATAAGAAGTACCGAGGCGAATATCTGTGGATTAAATTTCATCCAGTTGTTGGTGGTGCAAGCATTCACTTCCGAACAACGCAGGAGAAAGCAAAGGCGCTTCTCGGGAAGGACATGAATGGGATCTCGTTCGACGAGGCGGCATTCGAACCCCACCTGGTGGAGATCTACCAAGAGGTACTCAACCTCCGCCGACTCTCGACGGGCGGTCCGCTCCACTTCATCGGTACGCCGACGGAAGGCATCGGAGACTACTCAGACCTCTGGGAAATGGGAAATACCGAAAACCCAGGACGGGATGCACAGTTTATCTCCTTTCGGCTTTCAACCCGCGAAAATGTTGGATACGGACTCACCAAAGAAAACTTCGACTCCATCGTCCGCCAACAGGCAGAATACCTCGTCCCACAAAACGTTGATGGATACTTCATCGAGGCAAGAGACGCATACTTCGCATCTCAGTCAGTCGATGGAGCCTTTGATCCTGACGCTCCTTCAGAATGTTCGCCACAGAGGGGACATAGGTACATCCAAGGATGTGACCCAGGTATTTCTTCTGACTCAACATGGGCGGTCGTTCTCGATTACACAGACCGATCCAGAATCACAGCAGTGCGAGCACGACGACGTGTGGGGAAGCAAACCATTCCGTCCGTGGTGAACATGGTTCGTGAGAATGCCCTTCTGTACCAACAGGACGGAGCCTTCTGCACAACGATTGTTGATGAAACTGGTCTTGGTGGACGACTATTCCGACAGGAGTTCAACGTCATCAAGCCACTTCGTGGATACGACTTCGGTGGAACTAAGTCTAAGAAGTTGGCATTGCTTGCAATGCTTAAAGCCATGATGGACAAGAAGCAGTTAGTAATTCCTCGTGGTCAACCATGGGATGACCTTCGAAGGCAGTTGCTTTCGTACAAATTGAACGATAAGAAATTGGAAACAGACGCAGTAATGGCTCTTGCGCTTGCCGCATGGTATGCATCAAGAAACCCAGAAAATCCAGTAAAAGACCCAGCATTTTCGTATTATGGAGGAAGTGATTAATGGCTAAGGTTCGAGGGATCCCAAAGGCGTTCCAGGGTACGCGAGCAATTCCAGGGCAGTATACTACTGACCCTGATATCGCCACGCCAGCACAGATTCGTTCCATTGGGACGTCTCTTGATAAAGCAAAGCGTATCGGTAAGGGCGAGCGTATTGTTGAACTTGCTCCGCAGGGGAAGCCAGTCGTATCCTCCCTCAAGGCTCCAGCAATTACTCAGTCGGCAAAGTCCCCTACGATTCCTCTTGCAAAGGATGGCATTGCCCCAGACATTGTTACGTCACCAACAATTGTAAACTACTCTACTGGAGCAAAGGGAACGCCAATTAAGAAGAACTTTGCCAAGTTGGACGTTGGTCGATTGACCGATGTGCAGGCTGCATCTGTTAAGATGCTCAAGGCAAGTCTTGAAGTTCAAGACATCAACCCAGAGCAGAGTTTTGACTACCAACTCTTTGGCGAGGTCCTGATGCGAAAGCAGACTGGCGAGCCAGAACAGAACCGCCTTCGTGCGCTATTCCGACGATTTGATAATCTCTACCATCCAAATATCATTACCCTTGGTGGCGCAGACCACTGGGCAGATGACGCCACTGCGCGCACTGCTGGTCGAGCACACGTCTCGGTTAACGTTCATGCTGCGTACGTAAACATCCCAGCATCGCTCCAGGCTGTAATGCCAGTGATTAATTACATCCCTGCTGGCGAGGACAAGGACTCCCGCATGCTCGCAACAAATGCAGAGCGCCTGTTCTTCCGCTGGGCTGAAGAGAACCAGTTTGAACTGCTCCTCGAGGATGCATGTTTCATCAAGTCACTTTACGGATACACCGCTGGTAAGATCTACTGGGACGCAGAGAATAAACTACCACGCCTTCGCATCGTCGAGATGCCAGAGAACCTGTATCTAGGATTCGGCATGTCGGACTTTAGCCGACTTGACTGGGCGATCTACACCTACGGCATGAGCCCGCAGGCTGTTGAGGAAGACTATGGCATCACCGTTGTTGCAACCCAGCAGGGCGGCAAGTGGTACAACTACACCGCGTCAACTCACGATGACCCAATTGCAAACGTCTACCAGAATCAGTTTGAGCGCAACCCGCTCCGACGTGAGACTCCGTACGAGATGCAGCAGGTTGAGGTCTACGACTACTGGTACAAGGTCCCAGGCGCTCCTGGTAAGGCTCCAATGGTATACAACGCAATCTTTGTCGGCAACACGCTGGTAAAGAATAGCAAGCACCCAGAGTACCGCGGAGAGATCCCGTACATCCTCCTATCGAACGCTAAGGTTCCTGGAAGCCCATACGGTAAGCCAGAACTCTACGACGTTGAGCAGTTGCTCCGAGAGAAGGATGAGCGAATCACAAATCAGGCTCAGATGATTCATTCGGTCATCGGCGGTCAGATGTTCCAGTTAGTTGGACCAGAGGCTCCAGACGAGATCCCAGCCAACGCAATTCCAAAGCCAGGAAAGATGGCAGCGCCTGGACCTGGCAACGAGATTCGGTCCATCTCTCCATTCATTCCTCAGTTCCAGATTGAAGATTATAACCGACGAGTCGACAGGGAGATCGCGGTGGTAACGGGGCTTAATGACCTCCTCCTCGGGCTCGCACCTTCGGGTGTGCTCGGGTCATCCCGCGCCATCGCGTCTCTCGTCGCCAACTATGAGGCACGTATTGCCCCTAAGCGCAAGTTGCTCTACTCCTGGATTAAGCAGGTGTGGAAGATGTGCGCACAGATGTGGGAGACGAAGAACCCAGAGATTGGTCTTGTTCTTGGCGGAAACTACCGCCTAGACATCACACCTCCTGAGTTGACGCCACGAGACACGCTCGAACTTGCCCAAACCGCTATTAACCTAGTACAGAACCGCATCTGGAGCGCAGAGCGAGCAATGGATCGCGTGGGCGTAGAGGACCCAGATGGCGAGATGATTGTGATCCGCGAAGAGCAGACAGACGCAACCATCAATCCATCGGCAGTCATGGCAATGGCAAATCTCATGCAGATGTTCCAGCAGATGGGTCTCCAACAGCAACAGGCTGCTGCGGATCAGTTTGCGCAACAGCAGGCAAGCGTGGCAAACGCTTCCCGTACGCTCCAGGCTCCAGCGGCTGGTACGCAGTCGCTTAACCAACCAGAAAATCAGGCACAGCCTCCAGCAGAGGCTACGCCAGCAAACGCGCTCGCTGAAAATGCAGCGCCCGAAGGTGAGGTAGTGGCATAATGGCACGAACAGGACGTTTCGGTCGAGCCAGCAGTGGTTCAGCAAATCTAAGTTCGTTTATCAGCAGCCTCGTCCAGCAGAGCGAGTCAATGAACGAGCGCGCATTACTTAATGCGTTCCAGGATCAGACGGTGTACGGTGGAAGTGTTCCAGATGCCACGGATATTGCCGATTACGTTGCAAGTAAGACTGCTGGCATGGACCAGAACTCCGCAGAGTATTCCTACTACATGAACATGCTGGAAACCGCAAACCGAGCAGGTCGAGCCCGTGACGTTCAGGCTGTCACGACCTCGTTTAACTCAAGCATGGGTGATAACTTTGGTGCGTTCTACGACGAGATCTCCACGCTACTTAACGACGGTGATCTTAGTGACGCAGAACGCCAGGAATACAGTGCGCTTCTTGCAAGCAAGACTGGTGAGTACGTCGAAATTGTTGCTGGTCAGTACAAGAACGGGTCAGTAACGTACGAGGAACTTCTTAGCAAGACAGACGCCGCTATTGGTCTTATGGAAGGAACTTCCCAGGAGAACGCAATTGTCCTCCGTGCTGGTGCGATTATGGATCGTGAGCAGGCGTCCCTTAATAACGGAAGCCTGACCATGGACGGCTACAGGGCAAGGGTCCAGTCGGCATTTGCTGGTATCGACCCAGAGTCCCCAACTGCATTTGACCTAAAGAACGCGTTATTTACAACGATTTGGAACCGAGAAGTTGACGCACAGTATACCAAGGTTAATAACTCTACGGACAAGTCAACTGGTACACAGATCAAGAGGACACAGGGATACATTGACTGGGCAAAGTCCAAATTGACTGATATGGCTGCTGCTGGTATTACTGGTGGCGAGTTGTATGACCAGATCAAGAATAGTATTGGTTCATATAATAATAACCTATCTGAACTTAGGGTTCGTGCTGGAAATGAACTATATACCTCACGAAAGGCTAATACCGAGGCGTCTAGAAGCATCCTTGATCTATACGCTGCGCAGGCTGCAGTTTACGTCACTGGCGCAGCGGCATCGTCATTGCGAAGTCAGACTGGCGGCGTCACGCTTAATAGCCTTTTGGCTGCAGATCCGTTTGCAATGGTTCGATACTTTGATCTTAACCCATCGGCTCAAGCGGATTTTGATGCAGCGCTAACAAACTACCGAGACAACGCCAAGGAACTTGTCGCTACGGCAAAGTCTATCGGCGCTGGAACGGGGGAGGCTGCTGGTCTCCGAAAAGATGCAGTAGAGATTGCACGATACACTGGTCAGGATACAACGCTTGAGGACTACGAGGACGCCTTTGACGTAAAGATGGGTCTTATCGGCAAGGCACAAGGCGACGACTCGGTCATTGAGAAGATTAATGCAGACTGGCTAAAGTTCCTTAACGGAACATCTACGCCTGCATTTGGCAAGGGAATTGCCTCAACGTCTAGCCCTCTTTGGGCTGGTCTTATTGGTAACGAGCGTGCTGTATACGAAGTTGGCAGCGCTGGTGGATCAATAGGTGCGATTGGATCGACACTTCTAGATTACATCCTACCGTCGCAGTCTACTGCCGATGGAGACACGCGAACAAACAGTCAGATTGAATCTGAAAATGTTGCAAAGACCACCCAGATGTCATCTTTGCTTCAGCAAGGTAAGGCTGTTCGCTTTATAGATGCAAATGGTATTGGGTCAACTATTGGTCTACGACAGGCTGACCAAGGCGTAGGTGAATTTACATTTGCGGAGCGCAACGCTAATGGTACTGTTCGTGCAACGATCCGACAGGGAGTTCCAGTTATAGGGACTAGTCGAGGCGCACCGTTAAAGGGCGGAACATGGGGATTCTACTACCCAGATACTAAGGTGTGGGTAGAGGCTGCAACTGGAAAGACATACCTCAAGCCACCAATTGCTATGCGAAACGGGGGAGCCCCAGAGTTTGACGAGAACGGAAACCCAACAAGGGTAACGTTCGAAGTTGACCCAAGGGCAATTGGAAAAGATCAAGTTTCTATTGACCCAGCATATGCTGGCATTGCACTTAATAATTCAGCACTATATAAGCCTAAGCCACAAGACATTGTTCCAGTATCTGCTGGAGTTGCAATTGTTGGTGCTCAGTCCTGGCGCAATGCAGACCCTGGGTCAGTTATTAACAAGGCAACGCTTGATGCTATTGCATATTCCTATGAGGGCGATGCAAAGGCTGACGTTGAGAACCAGATTGCTATCTACAATGAGCGCGCTGGAAGGTTTGACGTAGGGTATGGCGAAAGTAGGCTTACTCCCGAAACAACTTCTGGCAGCGTTATTATTAGCCCAGATAAGGCTGCATCAACATTTGACAAGTTCCTTGGGAGCGGCGGACTTATGCCAAGCGGTGCCCCAAAGACAGGCTCCTTTGCGGTAAAGGGACCAGATGGGAAAATTGTTTGGAGTAAAATTAACTACTCTGACGCATATACGCAGACGTCCCCTGGGGTGTTTGTCCGCAAGGAATCCGCAACAGCATATGCAATCAATGGGACTGGATTGCCAGCAGATGAGGAAAATCAATTCTTTCCAAAGATTATTGACGTTTCCCAGGCTACAAACTCACCATCAATTAAGCCGTATGTTGACTCTGGGTTTATCAAGACGCCATCGGTTGATGGGGCAAACCCTTCAGCCGCTGCCCAGAATTACTTTTTCAGGAACTCAGTTGTTAACAAGGACATCACTGCTGCAAGGACTGCAACATTGACGCCAATTGCCCCAAAGATCAATTCGGCTACCACTCAAGCAGCAATTGATTTCAGGGCTGGCGAACGATCTTTGTCAACCCCTATCCCAATTAAGTCTGCTCCAGGGGTGACACTCGGGTCATCGATGCTGTTTTCTGGCGCCGCACCGTCGCTTGCTCCAGCACTTACACCAGGAGTAAGCCTTGGTTCTCCAACGCTTCTTTCTGGAATTAAGCCAATCACAGCAAGCGTTCCAATGCTTACCGCTGGTAAGGGCGGGGGTGGTGTCTAATGCCATCAATTGTTGATCCTAATCGTGGGGCACGAAGTTCTACGATATCAGTAAACATTCCACGTGTTGCAGTGGCGGCAAATACTCCAAAGCCAATTTCTACCCCAGGAAAGTTTGATGTTTCATTTGGTGGAAAGCCAGAGGATGTAACATCTGCTGCTGGTCAGATTGCGGATGCAGTTGCTGGTCTGGGCGGCGGGCTTGTCCGCGCTGTTCCATTTATTGGTAATCCAATTGCTGACTTTGTCGGAAACGCAACTAAGGCTATTTCGGATATCGGAGTTCCTGGTGGGGGTCCGAGGATTAGCGACATTGCAAGCATTCCAGTTCGTGCCGCCGAAGGCGCTGGAAATCTTGGAATTTACGCCCTTGGATTCCTTGGCAACACTGTTGAGCGAGGGGTAGCGGAAGTTGCGGTCAGAGGTCGCGCCCCAGGAACTGAGCCATTCTATGCCCTTCCAAAGGACGTCCAGGCGTTGATTACAGCAGGAAAGCATAGCGAGGCTGCCATAAAGTTGCAGGAAAGCGGGACAACGTACGGTACTGGGTTTAGCGCCCTTGCACTATCACTATTTCTTGATCCACTGAACTTTATCCCAGCGACATGGGTTACTAAGCCGTTTACTGCTGCCATAAAGGGTGTCCGAGCAATTGGAAAGGTTGCAACTAGCGCCGAGGCAACAATGAAGATTATCGCCCACAGTCGAGCGCAGACGGTTCTTCGTGCCGCAGTTGACACCAAGATGTGGGATGAACTCTCAATCGTTGCTGGCGGAGTAAAGAAGGTTGTCAACGGGAAGACGATCAACCTTTTTGAAGAGGCAAGCAATAACATCTCATCTGTTCTTGCTGGATTGGAAAAGTCAGCAGCACGAAATGGGTTTGTTGCCGACTCCATGCTTACCGCCGAACAGAGCGCGGAAGACGTATTTAATACAATTATCACCGCAGTACACCCAAAACTTGCCGCTCAGGGCGAAAAGTCTGTATCCCTAAAGAAGGCTCGTGAAGTATGGGACGCAGTGTTTCCAGATAACCCTGCTGGATTTGATGAAATTGTTACAAAGGTGCGTAGCGGAATTACTGATGATGAGGCATTCGACGCAATCACTCTTTTGCAGCGCAGGATCCAGGCGCGAACAGTTACTGCTGAGGTGGCAGACCGAACTGCAGTAGAGGTTCTTAAGGCTCGCGCCAAGCACTTTGTTGACGATATTGACGCTGAGGCTGCACGAACGATTCGAGAAAACCTTCTTGAACTTAACCCACTTGTAAATGATGCTGCCGCCGCGCAGTCGCAGGTAGCGGAGTGGATTAAATATGGATTCGGGCTTTCTGATGAAGCCGCCGCACCAATTGTTCGATCTGTTATGTCAAAGGTCACTGGTGCCGCCGCTGCTGGGGAGAAGGGTCGTACCGCTGCCCTGCACGCACTAGAGTGGAGCAGGCAGCAGGCATTCGGTAAGATTCGACGAGAGATTGGCGATATTCGAGCCGCTGGAATTGCAAAGTCACCAAAGACCGTTGAGCAGATTGGTCTCATTGAGCGACTTACCCTCGCTGGAACTCGATCGCTTACTGAGGTTGAGGCAGTTGCGCTCATTAAGAAAATTGCTGGTGCCAGCGAAAGCGAACTACAGGGCATCCTCAAGGCGGCAATTAACAAGTACGATGAACTATACGCTCGATTTGGGAATACTCCTCTTGGAGAAATTGACGCAAAGCGCATTATTAGGTTCCTAGAGGACGATGCAATTAGGGTTACAGCAATTGATAATGCTACCCTAAGAAAACTTCCACGGTCAGTACAGGAATTGCAGCGCAGGGCTGCAAAAATTGGGTACCGATTGGCTCTTGCGCCAGAGGGTGGTCTCAAGGAAAGCATTGACATTATCGAGACGGCATCTGGTCGTGAAATTGTTTCAAAGGTTGTTGCTCCGTTTGCTGACATGGCTGACGACGCATTTAAGCCTGGTCTTGCGCTAGATGCTTCGACTGGTCTTGCCGATAAGCGCAATGCATTCCAAAAGATTGTCCAAACAGCATTCGGTGAAACCAGAAGTGCTGGGATTCGCCAGCGTGCATATGAAAGATTCCTTCTTACATCGTCAAATGTTGGTCTTTCAAAGTACGAGGCAAGAGACCTATGGGTTGCACTCCACAGGAAGGCAACAGAAAAGAACCTTTCGATTAAGGGTCTCGCTGGTATCTCTACAATAACAAAGGAAATAGATACCATTGCTAAGGAAGTCCTTGGATCAAATGGGTACGCTCGTCTAACTTCAGGCGTTGGCACGCAGAGGGCTCCAGCGCTTCGTGCAGTAATGCGAGCATATGGTGGAGATCTTTCACAGGTTGGTATTATACCACGTTTGACGGCTGGAATCAAGACACAGATCCCAGAAATCATGTTGATGACGGACTTCCTATACCCGACAATGAGGTTTACTGCCTTCAATCCATTCTTTAAATTTGTTCAGGAAAACATTGAGCCTAAGTTCTTCCAGAACCTTCGCGGTATTTACGGCGACACCAGGGATGCAATCCTTGGTGAAAATAAGTCTCGTATTATTTCTCGGGCTTTTGCTGGTAAGAGGTCAATTATTCGAGAGTTTGGAGACATGCAGGCATCAATCATGCGAGCATCAATGCATGCTACTACTGATGTCGCAAAAAGAAATCCAGAGTTCATGACCGCTCTTGAAAAACTTACCAACAATGAAGTGATGAAATCCATCCTTGATGTCGGTGGAAGAAAGCGTGGGGCATTTGAAAAGATTGCCTCACGAGAGGCTGCAGAACGATTCATTAAGGACCTAGAGATTAGGTCCCCAAAGACCATAGAGAATCTTGCAAAGTTTTACGGAACAGATGATCCTTATGAAATTGCGTACAATCTATCTGTAGACTACGCGATTAGGAATAACCCAGTTGCTGCCTCAAAGTATATCGATGAACTTGCTGGAAAGCATATTGCTGAGAGAATGGCAAATGCTTCCGCTGGAGAGATCCAGACGTATTACGAGGCTGTGGATGCGTTTAGGTACGCATTTGACCAGGGGGCAAAGGTTGCCAACAGGTCGATCTACTACGCACAGGAAATTCCGTACGTTGTCCGATCATTTAACCATCCATTCCTTGGGGTGTACCCTTTGTCGTACATGACGACAAAGATTATCCCAGAGTTCTCTCGTGCCCTATTTACAAGGATTCCATTTGTTCCCGCTAAGACGCCCCTTATCGGCGGAGAGCGGATAGGCGCTGGCTTCAATGCCTACCGCGAGATCTCCGAGTCGGTACAGACTGAGTTGGAATACGGAGATGGCAGCATCATTGATTTCATCAATAGCCAGCCAGATCTTCTCTATTTCATCAACATGTTGTTCCCAGCAATCCCATCACAGATCGGATTTAGCGTTCCAGCATGGATTCGCAAGTCCGCATCTGAGCCAGGGGCTGAAGGAAAGGGAGTTCAATGGGAAGATGCTCTTGGAAGGATTACCGATCAAATTGGACGCGGATCAGTTATCGGATCTAGCGAGGTTGTCCTTCGAGCATTTAACGATGTGTTTGGTGACAATATTCAAGATCCAAACAGCCCGAAGTATAACCGCTTCGGTCAATAATGAATAGTCCCAGAAAATCTGGGTAGAAAGTAGGAGAACAGCAATGCCCGATGAAGTCGTGACTCAGGCTTCAGCAGAGTCGGCTAATGCTCCAATCGAGGCTGTTAACGCAGTCGTCGAGGAGACGCCCACTCAGGCTGATGGCGAGGACGTCGCCACTTATAAGAAGCGGCTGGCAGGTAAGGACCAAGCCCTGACCGCCACCAAGAAGGAACTCGATTCCTTGAAGAAGGAAGCCGATGACCTTAAGAGGTGGAAGGCTGAGATCGAAGAGAAGAACCTCTCAGAATACGAGAAGGCTCAACTCAAGATTAAGGCTCTAGAGGAATCACTTGCTCGACAGCAGGATGATGCCCGTCAGGAGCGGCTCGCAAGGCAGCACCCACTTTACGCGCAGTTCCGCCAGGACACTGCGAACTTCGACGAGGAGGCTCGAGCAGCAGCCTTTGAGAAGTTCCTTGACTCCCGCGTTACTGAGGTCGAGTCGGCGCCTCGCATTGATCCAAACAATCCACGACGAGAGCCAGTGGTGGAGAAGTCTAATCCAACGAGTGCTGATATCGCAGAGCGATTGAAGGCTCTTGGAAATCCATTTAGTAGATAACCAAAGGAGAATGTAGATGGCTACGACCACTACGGCAACCTCAGGTTTTTCTGATCTCGTACAGGAACTTGTTTCCGCACGAGCAGCAGAGGAACTTCGAGCACGAGCCGTTCACGCGATGCCAGGGCTTTACGTCCCTGCTCGCTTCATTAAGGGAACGAATACCCTTCGCTACGCACGTTATGCTGACCTTGCGGTCAACACCACGGCGCTTACGGAAGGTACCGCTCCAACCGATAACGCTCTGACCATTTCGTCTGAGTACTTCACCGCTGCACAGTTCGGTGCGACGGTTGCAGTCTCTGACCTTGCTCAGATCGACTCGCCGCATGACCTGATCTCAATCGCTGCAGAGCGCATTGCTTACAATGCGACCCGCTCGATGGATGTCCTTGTCCGCGACGTTATTCACGCAAATGCACTTACCAGCGCCATTTACGGTGCTACTGGTGCAACGACGCTTACCGCGAACACCGCTAACTCGGCTGTTGCCGTTGCTGGTGTGTTGACGGGCGCGTTCGTTAAGAACATGGTTGCTCGCCTTAAGGGTGCAAACGTTCCTCAGTTCGCTGACGGCACGTACCGCTGCATCATCCACCCTTCCCAGGAGTATGACCTCGTGTCAGACACCTCGGTAAGCGGTTGGATCGAGGCGAACAAGTACGTCAACAACACGCCACTTCTCACGAATGAGATCGGGCAGTTTGCTGGCGTGCGCTTTATTGTCTCTTCGGACGCCAAGGTTGCTTCGGCTGCTGGCGCTTCGAGCGGCAACGTGTACAACGCTCTGTTCCTCGGACCAGACGCTTACACGATTGGCGATAGCCAGACGCTTCAGTCGTACTTCGTGGCTCCAGGCGGCGATCACACGGATCCGCTCGCTCAGAAGGCACTGGTCGGCTACAAGATGCGCTTCGGCACCCTCCTCCTCGATGAGGCTGGCGCCCGTTATCGCATCCTGAAGACGCAGGCAACCGTCGCTGTCTAATCGTTTAGACAGGTGAGTACCCCCGATGTCAATTGACATCGGGGGGAAACCCCTCTATGATACCTCTGGGTGATTATGCCCAAATCCAGAGGAGAAGCATGAATATATTAGTTTGGGGTACTGCAGAGCAGGGACCTTGCGCCTACTTCCGAGGACATATGTATGACGAAGAATGGAAGAAGGCTGGCGTCAATGTTCGGCACATTGACAAAGTTAACTTTATTGCCAAACCAGAAGCCCAGGGCATGTCTCAGTCGGAGGCAATGGCAAAAGGTCTGCTAAAAGTTGATACAAGTGACATCGACTGGGCAGACGTCATCATGTTCAGGCGCTACTACAACTGCTCGGCTAAGTGCGACACCTGTGGTGCTGCATCAAAAATTCCAGACGTTATTAAAACGCATCCGCACCAAATGGCTATTAGGGATTCTATTACCGAGTGGATGTACCCAGCCTTTGAAAGCGAAAAATTCAATAAGGCTATAGTTTACGAGACCGACGACAACCACTTTCAAATCCGAAAGTGGAATGGTTACTACCCAGATGTCCTGGCGGAGCGACCGCTCATTGAGCGGATGGCACGGAGGGCTGACCTCGTTACCGTCAGCACGGGTCCAATTAAGACCGCGTATAGCCACCTCAACAATAACATTAGGGTAATTAGAAATGCAATCGATCCTTCAATCTATACTACTAGCGCTCCTCGCCCCGAGCATGGTGGCGAAAAGCCTCGCGTGGTCTATTACGGTAGCACCGCACGAATGCGAGATTACGCTGGGTATCCCAACGACCGAGGGAAGTGGGAGGGCGGATACGCGGGCAAGGCAATTGAAGATTTGCGAAAAGAACTGTGGAACGTCTTCATTGGCGTAAACCCAGGGACTGAGCCTGTAATTGCTCCGTTCTTTGACGAAGCGTTTCCATACGTAGAAAATATTAAACAGTTTACTGAGACACTTGCAAAAAGTTATCCAGACATTGGTCTTGCTCCGCTTGGCGGAGATGATTTTGACAAGTGCAAATCAGAACTTCACTGGCTAGAGTACGCAATGGTCGGAGCAGCATTCATTGGAGAAAGATTTAAGTACGGAGACGCTCCGTATTCCATGGTTCGCCATGGTGTTGATGGGCTCCTCGCCAAGGGTCGACAAGAATGGTTCGACTCAGTTAAGCAGTTGGTACGAAGTAAAGACTTACGTGAACAATTGGCTGGGGCAGCCAGAGAACGTGTGCTAAAAGAATACGACTATAAAGATCGAGCAAAGGAATGGGTAGACGCCTTTAAGTGGGCAGTAGAGAATAAGGGGATTTGGAAGTATGGCAGAGACACTAAGCAGCATTCGGACAATGGTCCGTCGGGACCTTCGTGATCCTAACGGCGCCACCTGGAGTGATAGTGAGGTAACCGACCTTATCAACTCTGGCATTGACTGGCTCAATGGGTTCTATCCAAAGGAAGCAATTCAGACCGTATCGTTTACTCAGCCAGTATCTGGCTCTGTTTTCTCAGTCGCGCTATCCGACGTTAGTTGGGTATTCCGCGTTGACTCGTACGATGCGGGCGGAAAGTTCAAGGAGACGGTTCTCCCGACGACTTCCGACGGTCCTAACTCTGGCTGGGAGACGCACAATGGAATTATCTTCTTCCCTCCACACTATACGCTTTCGTCCCCTGGGACGTTGCGCATCTTTGGTTACTCAACGTTTATCCAGTTGTCCGCAGATTCTACCACAACTGACCTAGATGCGTCAGGGATCAACGCTGTCCGCGTGTGGGCTCAGGCAGAGGCGTTTAGCCGACTGCTGTCCGATCGCGTATCCTTCCAGCAGTGGCAGGTCCAGTCAGGGAACTCGGACGTCTCCGCCCTGTCGATGAACCAGATTGCCCTGTCTAACCAACAGCGTGTACGGCGAGAAGAGACACGCCTCCGCAAGATGCGGAGGATTGGTTAATGGATTTTAATCGACCGATTACATACCAACTTGGCGACGGCACAACGATAGATTTCAACTCCATTGCCGCGTCTGACGTAACCACCCCTGCTCCGCGTGGTGGGTACAAGGTTATGTCTGCACGCTTTAACGAGGTCCCAATGGTTGGGTACATCGATAAGCGTGCCCTTCAAGATGGGGTTGACGTCGGTGATTCATTTCTTGCCATGCGCTCGATGTCTATCGTGTGCGGCGTTTTCGGAACGTCCACTGGGGACTTGCACGACAAGGTAACAGAACTACTAGGATCACTCCGACCAATCCCCAGAAGGTATGAGGACGAATACGGATTTAGGGAACTGGCGTTTTCCCAGGCTACCATTGACACCTCGACGTACACGTCTGGGTTTATTGACATGGTAATGCTTGTGCGCCCGTCAAGTGTCCCCGAGGTAACGTATACCTCCTCTCAGTCAATCGGCGTGAGCGCCAAGGGATTTGCGGTTATGGTTGGGTTTTCGCTTATTGCCCAAACCCCGTACCGATTTAAGGCGTCATCCCGATCAATTTCTATTACCTCCTCGTCAGCCACAACGTCCCTTCCAAACGTTGGAAGCGCCCCTGCGTACCCAGAGTTTGAACTTATCTACTCTTCGGCTGTGTCGTACGCTGCCGCTACAGTGGCGTCTGTGACGTTTACTATGGACGGTCAAGCGCTAAAACTTAACTCATTAATCTTCCCAGCAAAGGACACCAGCAACGAGGTCAGATGGTACGTCAACTTTAAGGATCAGGCTGTGTACAGGGGGGTTCGCAGCACGGCTGGTGGCGACTTTGTTAAAACACTTCGGCAAGATGTCATTGATACCTCGACGTATTTATTTGGCTCAATTCCCCCTACTGACGACGCAACTACAACCGTGAAAACCACGTACACGGGCAGCGCCCTGGGCGCAATTAATGTTACATACCGTGAGGCGTGGTACTAGTGGCGAATGTACAGCCGTTCCGAATTACGCTCTGGGACACCAGCGGAACTGGCAGGGGTCGCGGGTCTGTTAAGGCTGTCATTTCACATGCAAAATACATTGGCGTCTCGTCGTACCTCAATGAGGGCGGCGAGATGTTTTTTACCCTTCCATATAATCACCCACAGATTGCCGAGTGCGTCCCCCTAGAGCGACACTACAGGGTAGAGCGCTGGGACCATGTAGACGAAATCTATCGCACCGTTGGCACTGGGCTCCTCCACGATTATCAGGCGACAGATAACGAAACAGTGTTTTATGGGATTGACTATATGTCCGTCCTCAACCAGACCATTACCGACGTCGCTGGGATCATCTCCAATCCCTCCACAACTGTAACATATGACAACCAGACGGCATCTGCCATTTGGCAGGCTGAAATGAGCGCAACTAAGAACGCGGCAAACTCGCGCCTTGGATTTGTTACCATGGAAGCGACCATTAGCGCCGACACAAAAACCTACGACATCTTCACTGCTGGGGAGCAACGTGGCTCGTTCCTCTTTAACATCATGGCAATTGCCCAAGAGGGGACGACGAACAAAGTCGTCTTTGGCAACAGGATTGAAAGCAACACTCAATCATACAACTCTTTCTTCCTGGACATGAATTACTCTTCTGCTGCCAACAATAAAGTTCGGCTAGTCTATGGGGCAAATGTTAAGCGGTTCTCTTATAGTCCAAACTTTAGATCCCTGAGAACTAGGGCGGTCCTCATTGCCACAAGCATCTTCGGCTCTACCTCGTCTAAGATCTGGTCTAACTTTGCCACCTCTGCGCTTTCTTCTACGTACGGTACAATAGACCGCGTAGATGTGCAAGAGGACCTTATCTCCCAGGATGCCGTGTCCGCGAGGGCAGCATATAACCTAAACGAATCCAGCCCAGAGAAGATCAAGGTCATTAGCCTTGCAATCACCGACGGCTCGATTGTGCCATACAAGGACTACCAGTTGGGCGATGACGTCCGTGTAGTGATTAAGCGCGGTCCAGTTAATGTCGACTCTACGTTTACGATTCGTGGTCAGCAGTGGATTGGACGCGAGGACGGCTCAGAAGAGATTGCATTCGATTTCTACAATCGCTCAGTGAAGCAGTTCGAGTTGTCTCCGTACCGAGATGCAAGCCCCGTAACGTCTATCCCAACAGAAACATCCACTTTCCTACCAACCACGGAAACTGGTGCAGAGCACCTATCTGGCGTCCCAGCGGGGATTGAGGATCAGGAAGATATTATTGCTCCAAAGGACGAAGGCGACATGCAGGAGCAAGACCCAACGACTCCTCCAGATAAGCCAGCAGGCGGATCTTCAAAGAAAGACAAGGATAAGGCAAAGAAGATCCAGGACAAGAAGAAGGCTGAGAAGAAGGCGGAAAAGAAGGCGGAAAAGAAAAAGAAGAAGAAGTAGACAATCATGACTTCTTCCCATTTTCACTCTCTACTCAATGCGATCAACGAGGTTAGGTCAGACCTTTCTGGCAGGCTTGACCGAATAGAAGAACGCCTTCGGGAGGTCGAGGCATTCCAACACCGTCTAGAGGCTATAGATGACACTAGACAGGACGCCTCTCTTTCGTTACGATGGAGAGTAGGGATCGCTGTAAGCGCAATCGGTACAATTGTTACTGTAGCCTTGCGGTTCCTGGGGGTTGGTAATTAGGGGGTACAATGTCTTTAGACAGCCAAATCGCTCAGTTGCGAGTGAAGGGTTTTTCCTTCTCAGAGATTGGTGAAGCACTTAACATTACCAAGGACAAGGCTCAGAAGCGATACATGAGACTTGACGCAGACAAAATTAATCTTTACACTCAAGGAATTCGTTCCGAAGAAAGAATTCTTTCTAAGGAAGTAGATAATTCTAATATTATAAATACTAATACTTCCTATGGAAGTAGTGTTCCACACTTTGTAAAACCAGCAGATCCCGTGGTTATTGATTACATCCCTCGGGTAGGAGACAGCCCTTCCTCCTCCCGAGGGAACTTAGTTGTCTGCGCTGGAGACTTCCAGTTTCCGTTCGAGGATGCTGACGTCTTTGCATCGTTCCTGACGTTTCTTGCGGCAGAGCGACCAGAGCGCATTGTCCTCACGGGCGACATCCTAGACCTTACGTCGGTGTCGTCATACGACAAGGACCCGCGTCTCGGGCTTCCAGTTCAAGATGAGATTGCGTACGCGCATCGACGTCTTGCTGAAATCCGAGCAGCATCTGGTCCAGATACCAAGATCTATTTCCTCTACGGCAACCATGAGGCACGGTTCTCAAAGTGGCTTGCTAAGAAGGCTCCAGAACTTGTCGGACTCACCGATGCCGATGGCAGGGAAATGCTTTCCCTTGCTACGCTGTTGAGGTTTGACTACCTTGACATCATTCCATGCATCGACGAGAAGACAATCTACACTGGACCAGAAAGCCTTCGCTCGTACTACAAGATCACGGAAGATCTTATCGCAACGCACGGCACGTACTCCCGCTCGACAGGTGGTGGCTCATCGATTGCCCCCATTGCTGACGCTGCGGGAGTTTCTGTTGTTGGCGGTCATGACCACTCACAGGGCATTGCGTTCAGGACCATTGGTGGCTTTGCTGAACTCCAGGAGAAGCGCATTGCTGCTATCTCTACGGGCATGATGTGCCTACGTACGGATCTGGGCTATCTTGCCCAGCACCAGGTCAGCCGCTGGTCGGCTGGCTTTGCAGTCATTGAACTGTGGGGAGACAAGGCTGGCGAATGGCAGCCAGACTTTGCCTCCTGGACTGGTTCAGAGATTGCGTGGAGAGGGAAGCGATACTCGTCAAAGTGAGCGAACTCGATTACATTATCTCGAAGCAGATTGCGGTTGACTTCGACGATACGCTGGCGATTGAGGTACTAGATGAAATCGTGCCTACAAAAGGCGCGAAGGAGGCGATGTCTCGTCTCTGGCGTCACGGGTACATCATCGTTGTGCACTCTGCTCGGTCATGGGAGGGATTCCCAGATCGAGGAGAGAAGACTCGGTGGATGGCGGAGTGGCTGCATAAGCACCACATCCCCTACCACAAGATCCACACTGGGTACGGGAAGCCAGCGGCAATTGCATACGTCGACGATAAGGCAATCAAGTATGATAATAATTGGGAAGAGATCGTGGACTGGCTCATTGCCCGTAAAGGCGTAGAGTTTAGCCACGGGAAGACAGGGGTTAAGAAGTGATAGTGATTCTTGGTAACGGACAGGCGTCGCAACACATCCAGGATGATCTGAATAATCGTCAGGTTAAGTACGTCGTCCTAAGTCGAAGCCACTGGGCTAACTACGAGGAACTGCTTGGGCTCATTAGGGATGCCGACCCAAAGGTCGTCATCAACTGCGCTGCGCAGCGAGACATTGCCCTGTGCGAAGAGAAGCCAGAGACTTCGATTGAAGCAAATGTAACACTCCCAGAGGTAGTGTCTGCCGCTGGCTTCAAGCAGATCTACCTTAGCACGGACTACGTCTACGACCTTAACCGTGAGAACCGCGTCCTCCACGAGGACGAGCCCAGCAAGGGCGCTCTCTCCGTGTACGGGGAATCTAAGTGGCAGGGCGAGCGCAAGGTGCTTGCTAACGGTGGCATCGTTGCGCGGATTAGTAGTCCGTTCGGTCCAAGGAAGTCGCCGTTCAAGCAGTCGTTTGTTGACTTCGCGGCGTCGTCCTTTAAGAACCTAGAACTCCCCGTTGACCAACACTTCCAGCCAACGTACATGCCAGAGGCGGCGAGCGCCATCATCACACTTGCGCTTGACGGCGCTCCTAGTGGGGTATACCATACTGTAAACGAGGGCACGACCGACTGGGCGACCCTTGCGAAGTTTGTTCGTGAGAAGATTGGGAACAAGTACAAGGTTATGCCCGTCACTCGTAAGGACATCACTCGTCCAGAGTGGGGAAATCTTAAGAACACAAAGTTGCCAAAGTTGAGCCACTGGGCTAACGCAATGATGGAATACCTGGACCTGGGGAGGTAGTATGCGCGTTCTTGTCACGGGAAACCTAGGGTACCTTGGTCCTATTGTCGTTAGCCGACTAAAGGAACTGGGGCACTACGTCATCGGCATCGACACTGGGTGGTACCTCCCAACAATGGATCTGAAGGATACTCACTATTTACCTAACGAGCAGATCTTTGCCGACCTGCGCGATGTAGAGAAGCAGTTGCCAAAAGACATCCACGCCGTCGTGCACCTTGCTGGATTGTCGAATGATCCGATGGCGGAGATCGACGAGACCTTAACACGCAGGATCAACGTGATGTCAACGGTCCAGATCGTGGAGAAGTATGAGCACGCGACACACGTCGTGGCATCGTCTGCTTCCGTCTATGGCGCATCCCCACGCGATCGGCTCTCCACGGAGAACGACACGGTTGCCCCACTCACAGCGTACGCTAAGGGCAAGGCTGACGTGGACGTCTGGCTTGGGCGCAACCAATACGTAGAGGAGCACGGTGGGTACTACTCGACGTCGCTGCGTTTCGGCACCCTGTGGGGGTGGAGCCCAAACATGCGCAGGGATATCGTAGTGAACGCCTTCTGCTGGCAGGCTGCGTTCAGCCACGAGATTGCCCCTAACTCTACGGCTCGTCGTCCGATGCTGCACGTCAACGATGCGGCGGATGTCATTGCTTACTTTGTCAACAGGAATCTTCCTGGCGTGTACAACGTTGCTGGCGAGAACACTGACGTCTCCGAGATTGCGCTAAAAGTAGCGACTGCTACCGAGGCGGCGCTGGTGCCATGCCCAGAGTCACTGGTCGACAGCCGAGACTACTGGCTTGACACTAGCAAATTGTATGGCGTGATGCGACACACGTTTGTTACACTCGACGACACGTCGGCAATCCGTAAGGTCTATGATGCAGCCAAGGCGCTGGGCAAGGACTACCCGACAAGAATCCAGCGAGCCAAGGAAGTATTGGCTAAATAGCAGAGACTTGACGCAGGCAGAGTTTTCTGCTAGTCTCCATCTATGGAGAGTGTGAAGAGTTCAATCGCAGAGGTCCTAGCGAAGCGTGAACCACGTCCTTCCAAGCGGAAGTGGCGTGGTTCTTTGCTTGGCGGGTGCATCCGTGCGCACTGGTACGATTCCAATGGAGTGCCAGAGACGGAACCATTTGACGATAAACTCTACGGCGTCTTCAAGGTGGGCAACATGTTTGGCGACGAGATCGTCAAGATGCTGGAGCAATCTGAGGATATCTCATCTTTGGAATCTGAGGTTCCAGTAGAGATTGACGAGATGGACTTTGCTGGCAACATCGATGCCCTTGTAACATGGAAGAGCGGTAAGGTCTCGGTCTTGGAATTTAAGAGCGAGTCAGCGAACGCTCGAAAGTACCGTGGTGGGCAGCCAAAGAAGGAGCACCTTGTGCAGGCAGCCTCGTATGGCACAGCACTGCGCAAGGCGGGAAGGCATGTAGACGACGTGCGCGTCATCTACTTCGACAAAGACTCGTTTACCCCAGACGAGTACATCGTTCCAGATGAGTGGGGCGAACGAGCCTTGCGTATCTTGAAGGTGATGAACTATTATGGGGACAGGACGCCTCCTCGAATTCCAGAGGAGACCGTCTCAAATGGCAAGGGCGGGTGGAAGTACCCCTGTTCTTATTGCCGATGGAAGACAGAGTGTAGAGGTAGCCGATGAAACTCGCAGCAAAACTTTCACAGGTAATGGGCAAGTTGGGATACGTCCAGAAGGGCGGTACCAACTCGGCACAAGGATACAAGTACGTCTTGGCATCTGACGTTGCGGACAAGGTCCGTGCGGCGCTTGGTGAACTTAACGTCATCATGGTGCCAGCGGCAGTCGACGTGATATCAGAGGGCGTTACTCCAAAGGGAACTCAGACGATTGTGACGGCACGGTACACGTGGCGCTTCATCGATGGTGATAGTGGCGAGACGCTGGACATCCAGACGCTCGGCTCTGGCGCCGACAGTGGAGACAAGCATGTGTACAAGTCGTCAACTGGTGCGTTGAAGTACGCGCTGCTGACGACGTTCCTGATCCCGACTGGCGATGACCCAGAGAACGATAGCGGTGACGCTACGGTGGCGAAGGCTGCCGAGAAGATCTTTGGGGACGGCGTCAAGACGGCATCGAAGCCAGCATCAAAGAGCAGCCTTGAGGAGGTAGACTTCTAATGGAAACAATCCTGTTTTGGTTCAGCGACAAGTTTGAGCCAGAGTTTAAGACGCTCCCGTCTGGGGCGAAGATCATGTCGTTCAAGGGATCGATGAACTCATACGAGTACCAACTGTGGGTCGATGGCGGGAAGAAGACTGAGAAGCCAGCCAACCGCTATTTGTACGTCACGTTCACCGTGTTCGATGAGCCGACATGGGAGCACGTCACGAAGATCCGTGAGTGGGCTGTTGCAAAGCCAGACGGTGATCCTCGTGCTGACTCCGTTGCCATCGGCAAGTGGGGCAAGACCGTTGAGGTCAACGGAAAGAACTATGCTGACTTCACGCTTCGGGAGATCTCCCGATGCGTGTGGGGTCCTCTTAACAACAGGGCTGCTAAGTGACAATAGAAACCGCAGCCGACGCGATCGAGGCATCGAAGTGTGCGCTCGACCGTATCTCTAAGGATTCAGGAATGAAGTGCGCACTGGCGGCTGTCGGCTGTCGCTGGTGCGCCACTTCGGTTAAGCCATTGCTGAGGATGATTCGCAATTACCTAGAAGACCCTGCAAACACTGGGTCAATCAATAGCCAGCGAAAGGGAATGTTGCTATGAGCCCAGCAGTAAAGGCTGGCAAGGGTGACCGCAAGGCTGCTCCGTGGACGGTGCGACCATGCATCAAGTGCTCGCTTGCCATTGAGAAGCAGTCGGATGCATACCGCGTACAGTCCATAGAGTTCATTGGACCGCGGCGTAGTACTGAGTGGCATTGGGTCCACCGCAAGTGCATGGGGGAGAAGTAATGGGAATCATGAAGGATGCTCAGATTCAAGAAAGGAATGAACAGTGGGAAAAGTCTCGAAGAGGGAAGAACAACAGGAAGCGCGGAAACTCTATCGAACTATCGATAGCAAAGATTATTACGAATGGAAAGCGCGTTGGGATGTTCGGGGGCAAGGTCGACGTAGAGAACGACCACTTCCAGTTTCAGGTGAAAAGCGGAAGCGCATTTCCAGAACGTATCTGGTCACTGTTACAATCGATCGAGTATCGGACGGACAGGCTCCGCGGAGTGGTACACGTGAGCGCGGAGGGGTCTGGTATTAAGCGCAGGAATCTTGTGACGTTTGATTTGGAGGAGTATCTCAATGACGAATCATCTCGCTAACGTATCGCTCGAGCCACGAATCATTCAGGGCGGTGTATACCAAGACAACCGTGGCTACTTCTCTGAGGTCATCAAGGACCCGTACCGAGCCATCCCTGGGTTCGAGGTACGACAGGTCAATGCTTCATGGTCACGCGCTGGCGTGTTCCGTGGGCTCCATGCGCAACTGTTCATGGACAAAGCGATGTACGTATCGTCTGGCAAGGCAGTCATCTTTGCTGTGAACATTGACCCGCTGTCGAAGTTGTACGGCAAGGTTATCTCTGAGGAGATCGAGGCTGGCGACGGCAAGTTGTTCTACGCCCCGTGGTGGTGGGCACGTGGCTTCATTGCCATCACTGATGCAACCGTGACGTACTTCTGTTCGGCGCAGTACGACGGCAAGGGCGAGGTTGCAGTAAACTACCAATCATTCCCAGAGGTTGTGCAGGAAGTCAATCGACAGGATGCCAACATTATCTCTGAGAAGGATACCATCTCTCCGCTTGCGGACAAGGACACACTTGAACTGTGGGTCAAGGGGGTCAAGTGAGCGTACCGTATGCAAAGAGAAAGCCACAAGTTGAAGATGCTCTTCTCGCGTGGGGTCGTGCGTTTGATTACATTTACCTTGCGATGGAAGAGAAGGCTGGTGAATTGCCAGAACAATTCGAGGCTGCGGCGAAGTTGACACGGGCTACATGTGCCGCGCAGGAAGCGACCAAACTGGTCGGGGAGGTATCAATTGGCGACTAATCCAGAAGATCAGGAAATCAACCCCTCTGCCCTTGAAAAGGTGGTTAGGGCTATCCAGACCCCACTAGCACGTAAGGGCGCCCGTACGGGCTTCCTACTGGCATTTGCGGGGCTTCTAGCAGCCCTTGCCCCCTTCCCGTGGGGATCATTTGCCTGCGCTGCCCTCATACTTGTGGCACTGGATCAGGACTAATGCAGACGGGCATTGCGTGCCCTCGGTGCGGATCGTCAGAGATCAAGACGTCAAGGAAGAAGTACAAGATGCTATCGCCAACCTTGTCGTTAAGGATGTGGCAGTGCACTGAGTGTCCACAGAAGTTTATAATCGCCAGCGTTCTGGTCAAGGACAAGACAGCAATAAAGTTGGAGGATTTGTATGAGCAGGAAAGTACCTAAGCAATTCACCGACTACTTTTACGAATTAAGTGAAGAAGCCTACAACATCCTTATCGAGCGACAAGAGGGATACGGACCGTCAAACATCGAAGGGCTTGGACCATACGGCGTGTTCTCTCGCCTTGCGCTAGATAAGTGCGGACGCATTGCCACGTCGCTTAATGGAACAATCAAGTCGGGAGTGCCAAAGGTTAGTGAGGACTGGTACAACGATGGCGTACGCGACGCGCTCCTTGACATCAGCAACTACGCAATGATCCTTATCGCCCTTGGGGAGAACAAGTGGTCAGAGGTTGCCCGTGCTGGCGAGACCGACAAGGAAGACTTGGAGGATTGCGAGTGAACGAGTTGAAGGTCGCTAGGGCAAAGATCATCTCTATCATCGGCGGGACAAACCTGCCCTCGTCAGAGGTCAGGGACAACATAATTAAAATGCTTGGCAATCCAGCGCTCATGGAAGAGCGATACATGCAAAACGTAAGGTACGGGCTGAGCCTTGCGATCAATGTCTTGGATGACATGATCGAAGGCGTAGATGCTAAAAGATAGACCAGAGAACTATTTCAAGGCTGAGGCTAAGCGCCTCGGCATCAGCATCAGGGAGTATTGCCGAAGGTTTGGAATCGTCTACTCAACGCTCATCGGCAAAGAGGTAAACTTCGGTGAACCCACCGTGCCACTCTCCTCGCTCGATGAGCGTGAGTTAGACAAGAAGCAGAAGCGCTAGTCGTCTCCCTGCTGGGTCATCTCATCCATGAGATCATCCTCAAACACCGCCCCTAGAAGATCCGCCTCGCACGACTTGCAGTAGGCATCCTCCTCATTGTCCACCTCGGCATCGTCTATGTTGCCAAGAGGATACTTGCACAAATAGCACACCACTGTTTCCAGATCCATTTCACCCCTCCTTATCTATGAAGGTCGTTGTCGCCTTCTTGAATAGTAGATCGACCATGCCAGTCGGTCCATTCCTATGCTTTGCCACGATTGCCTTGACGTCCTCGTATTCGCTTGCAATGTCTGGGGCATTCTGTCGCCACAGCATGAGCACCACGTCAGCGTCCTGCTCAATCGCACCGCTGTCCCGAAGATCCGACAGGCGCGGCTGACCGCCCTCTCGGTGCTCCGATGAGCGACTCAACTGAGACAGGGCAATGACTGGCACGTTAAGTTCACGAGCCAGACGCTTCAACCCGCGGCTGATGTCTGACGTCTCGGAGACTCGGTTCGCATCCTTCGTCGCCCGATCAGCCGTCATCAACTGCAAGTAGTCCACGACGATGAGGTCAAGCCCATACTCTGACTCAATGCGCCGCGCTCTGCCACGCAACTCTGACGGAGACGCCACAGGCGTGTCGTCAATGACGATCTTGGCGTCCAGCAAGGTGCCAGCAGACGCTGCGATACGGGCGAGGTCAATCCCCTCAATGTCCCCGCGTCGGATGCGACTGATGTCAATCCCTGATACGCCAGCCACGAGCCTCGTGGACAACTGCTCCTTGCTCATCTCCAACGAGAACACGGCGACACTCTTCCCATGGCTTAGGGCTGCGTGTTGCGCCATGTTCAGCGCGAGACTCGTCTTGCCGACCGATGGTCGTGCAGCGACGATGATAAGGTCAGACTTCTGCCACCCTCCCGTGATCCGATCAATGCTCGGTAGCCCAGACGGGATACCAAGGCGTTGCCCCTTGTGCTCCAACATGAACTTGATGCGCTCAATCGTCTCTGGGATGAGGCGATCAAGCACGATGGCGCTGTCCGCGTTTCGCTTGCGGTTCAGCCCGTAGATGATTGACTCAGCCTCGTCAATCGCCTTGTCCACCTCATGTGAGTCCGAATACCCTATCTCCGCAATCTTGTGCGCGCTGGTAATGAGCGCTCGCATGATTGACTTCCTTTGCACGATGCCCATGTACTCTTCCGCATTGACGGAACTGGGAACCGATCGTGCTAGGTCTGAAAGCGTTGATCCCCAACCAGCACTATCATTCGGTGATCCGACAATTGAATCCATGACGGAGACAACGTCTGGCGTCCCGCCACGTCGGATGACGCTGCGGATCGCTGTGAACACCGAACGGTTGTCGCTGGCGTAGAAGTCATCATCGTTAAGGCGCTCACACGCCATGCTCGCCACGTCTGGATCAATGAGCATGGCACCTAGGATGCTGCGTTCAGCCTCCCCTGAAACTGGCGTTGTTCTATTCATACGCCCGCCAGCATGAACACCATGTACAGGAACACAAGGATGCCCCCGCAAATAGCCTCACCGTACCGCTCAGAGAACTCCATTGAACCACTCTTCCCTTCTATGATGCGCCATTGTCCACCCGCAGCCGCCGTCCTCTGGATTGCAGAAACCGCCGTCCGCTTCTGGGTGCCCGCACCTCGGGCACGGCTCAACTGAGTAGCGCGGGTGGTGGAGACGCCAGTGCGCGGCATCAGGATTTCCCTCCCTTGACCCGACCATTAAACGACCACTTCGTACCCTTTTTGAAGCGCGTGCCTTGCGCGATAAGTTCATCTTTCCTTACCTCCTTCGGCTCGTACCCCTCGCCAGCGAACATCGCTGGTAGGGAGATCTTATCAGAAAACTTCCTGATGCGCAACGCCTCTGCCCCGTGTACTATGCTGGCTGCATAGACACTGCATCTTGTGGTGAGGATCGCCCCAGCAATCTCGTCTGGCGACTTCGTCCTGTCTGCCAACGGCTGGACGATGACCCTACCCCACAGCCCGCACTCGTTGCATCCGATAGCGCCCTCCGTAGTGTCGTCCTTGACCCAGAACGTGTCGTGCCCCATTTCTCGTGCCGCCCGAACCGCCTTCAATGCCTCCTCGTCAAACTTCTTCTCCAATGCGATCTGACCAAAATTCTTACTCATCGTGCCCCCTCATACCTCACTGTGATTCTGTCTACGCCCCTGCCCAACTCATGCCCAAGGGAGATGAATACCCACGGACTGACGTCCAATAGCACCCTGCCCTGTCTGCATGCCCCGCAAAAATCTCGTACGAGAACGCGGATTGACCTGCCCGTCGTCTTACTCGTGATGACGACGCTGACTGGGATCATGCCGTACCTGAACCACCCAGCCGCTGCGTACCACTTAGTCTCCCCCCCTCTTCCACCGTCCTTCTTGCTCAAATACGGGGAGCATGTGTCTGTCCTCCCCAGCGATACGACACCCTTCGGGCACCGCGCTGCGTACCACGTCATGCGATCTGTTGCTGGTGTCTGACTGACGACCATCGCCACTGCCAGAAGCCCCGCGATCAATCCTTGCCTCGCATCTCTGTACCATCAATGATTACCAGAAGATGATCTTCCTTCCACCCACAAGATCCACAGTAGAACTGGTACGGGGAAGAATCATCCTCCACGGTGTACGCAATGTTCCCCACGTAATCCCAGCCACCTAGACCATCCGACGCGATCTCGTAGCCATTGAATACCGCCTCCTCGCTGATGATCTCTCCGCCACAATCCTTGTGCGTAATCGGCTCGCTCACTTGCCCTCCCATCCATCAAATGATACTACAATGTAGTTGCTCAACGCTTCAATCTCATTGACTAAATCCGATGCCGTAAACGCCTCGTACATCTCGCACGACACCAGCGTCGGGTGGATGAACGGGTAGTACGTCTCGTTAGACGCGAACTTCTTCAACTCCTCAACGACTTCCTCTGCCGTAAGATCCCCGTAGAACGACATGTAATGATTCACCGCGATCCTGTTCGCCTTCTCTGATAACTGAATCTCACTCATGAATAGACCCCCGTTCCATTACACCCACATGCTCCATCTTGGCACATTACGCCCTCCGAAATAATCAACGCGCACCCATACTTGTCCGACCTGTGCTCTTCGCACTTACCGCAATACCAGAACTTCTTGCCAGCCTCGTTGTTGTCGGCAACGTACTCGGCATCGTTTCCGCACCTGCATTTGTGGTTATCCCTGACCCACTCTGCAATCATGTCGCTCTCCTCTCCGCACGCTATGCACAGGATGCCCTGCTTGCCCACAATAGCATCATCTTCTGGATAATTCAAGACCTTACTGCAACCGATGCACACGCCCATCTTAGCCATAGATGACCTCTCCGAAGATCGCCAACTGCACTATCACATCGGCACCACTAGCGTCCACGTGAAAGTCTACCTGCCCGTTGTCGCCCTCGTCCACCGTAATAAGTTGCGGGTAGCGCTCAAAGCACAGCCGCACGCCCTTCTCAATAACCTCCCGCGTTAGCGGAATCCACGTGTTGCTAAACCGCTCGGGATCAACCTGATCCGCATCCTCCCGAATCTGCACGAAGACAAAGTCTTCGGGTAGATCCTTGACGCGCTCAAAACTGTACGTCTCGTTTGACCTAGCCTCGTCCTTCTCGTACCACGTGCTCCAATTGTATTCTTGCACCTCCGCCCAATAGTTGGTGCCGCCCTCTACCGCTGTGATGACGACATCCGCCGCATCCTTATTCGTAATCGTCAATGCTGTAATCTTCATTCGCCCTCCACTCTATAAAAGTGCTCAACAATCCCCTCGGCAATGGTGTAGTCTCCCGACCTTCCCGCGATCTGCACCGACCCGCCGATCACCTTGCGCGCATCCTTCTCCGTCTTCGTCTTCTTCAATGTTGTCGCCGCATCATCTCCCGTCCACCAATAGACCTCCCCTAGCATCTCCAATAGATCCACGTCCTTCTTCAACCTAGACAACAGACTCAACGTCATTTCTCTCCTCCTTCATTCCATACATTATAACATTCTTCGCACAACGGTTGCCCACTATTCTCCAACGTTTCTGCCCACTCATCCCCGCAATTTGCGCATGGATTGTAATCGTCGTCGTCTGGCATCGCCATGCTAAACCTCCTCGTTGATAATCTTCTGCCAAGCGTCAATCACATTGATTGAATCGCCATCTTTGAACGAATAGATCTCCTGTTGACCGTTTGCAAGACCAGCGAGAACCGCATCCCTGTATCCAACGTAGATCTCCACGGGATCAAGGTGGACGAACCCGTCCTTAACCCATGCACCAACGTGCTCAACGTTGAACTTCTCAACGATCTCCTCAAACACACTTTGAACGTCAATGTCCCACAGATCAAAACCTGCCGCTGGTGCAATCTCCAACACCTTGTACGAACCGAACTCTATACCGACCGAATAGCCGTCCTTCGGCTCAACGGGCTCAAACGTCTTCGCATCAAACGTGCCGCCGCCATTCTTCAAGATGTATTCTAGCATACCCACCTCTTCGCTCATCATCGCCGCTACACTTTGTGCAACGATCCCGATAGACCTATTAGAACACAGATCGCGGCAGATTACAATACCTTTTTGGATAAGATTAGGTTAAGATTTCTTAATTGTTACAACTATCATTTTTTAAGGAACTATCATTTATTTACTATCACAAAATTTTTGCAAAAGGAAAAGGGGCTGGCAGCCGAAGCCACCAGCCCCTTCCCGTGATCCTCGCCCCTAGCGCGAGACCCAGCCCTTGTCCGTCATCTCATGATCCTGATCAAACGTTGCGTTATCCTTTGCCGCTGACTTCAAGAGAGACTTTCCGTTTGAACCTAGAATCCTAATCACCTTCTCATGGTATTCTTCTCGTGAGATGTCTCCCGCGTTTGTTTCAAGACCGATGTGCTGGCGAAGAGAATTCTCGTCATGGTAGATCGGCTCCCACTTACCGTCAACGCAACGGCTGATTGTTGAACCATGAATTGAATACTCAATTCCAAGACGATACAGCCACTCATCAATGTTGTCTTCGGAGATCTCCGTGAGACCAACCGACATTGTGAGCCAGACCAGCGCGTCCGTCGTACCCTTCAAATACGACTCGCCAGCCTTCATGCCGTAGTCCATGTTGTCCTTGGTTGCTACATAGTAGCAGACGTTGTCGTGATCCTTCACGTTTGCAACGTTCCAATTAAGTGGCATCGTGCCCTCCTTGATCCGTCTTCGCCGTTCCACTAGGGTGGAGCGATCCCGACAACATCACAGTACCACACCGCACCGCCGAATACAACCTTTTTTAGAATAAGGTTTGGTTAAGATTCCTTAACCGACCACATACCACACAACCGAACAAATGTCAAGTTAAGATTCCTTAACAATTGTAACAAAACTATCATAAGGAACTATCACTTTATTAACTATCATAAATTTTTGCAAAAAAGTGGGGAGCGGAGCCCCTAGACTCCGCCCCCCGTTGCCGTTGCGATCCTAGATGATGTCGTCTAGGAACGCCTCCAACTTCAACGCGTCAACCAACACGTGCGCTGGAACTATGTCGCCATACACCCTGTGCGATACACCCTCTGGCATGGCAACCTTACCCTCTGGATCCCCTTGGTTGCAGAATTCAACCGCCGCGATCGCTGCATCCTTGAACCCGATCATCGGCGGGTAGCAATTCTGCACCAGATGCAATCCGATCGCTGCATCCGTCGCCATCCCAGCATCAACCAGTCCTCGTGCGTATCCGTACCCCATGTTAGCGCCTCCCTTCATGCTTCGCCGCGTAGTGCTTCGCCACGCGAGTCTCAACCGCGTCGTATAGCACAGCCAGCCATACGATCGCCCCTGATGCGATCAACCATGCCGCCACCCCGTAGGCGAACGATTCAAACTCCCACCCCACTAGGGCGCCCACCACGAACGTGCTCGCCATGACCAGATTCTCCCACTTGTCCATGTGTTCCTCCTGTATCCTGTCTTCGCCGCACCCTAGGGGGTGCGATCCCAACTACTGAACAGTACCACAGACAGCGTTAAGGATCAACCCCTAAGATGGTTAAGATTCCTTAACAATCGGAACTATCATTTTTTAAGGAACTATCACTTTATTAACTATCATTTTTTGCCCAACAAAAAAGGGAGCGCCTCGCGGCGCCCCCCTTCTTGCCCCTAACCTAGCGGATGTGGATAACCATCCCCCCATCCTCGCACGACTTCTGAACCCCTCGTGCTGTAACACTCTGATGCTTGCTCGTCGTTCGGCTGTACTTCTCCGCGGGAATTACCCACGAACCGTCATCAAGCCTCCATGCGATCGGTGTCGCGTACGACTTCACCACATAGCGGATGCGCTCATCATCCGCCTTGAACCGATCAAGCGCTGAACCGTATGCGATCCCTGCTGGTGTGTTCCCGCCCCGTGCGATACTATACCCATGAAGTGCCGAAGCGTAGAAGTCTACACCCTTGGCGATCATGTCTACCGCCTGCTTCTGATTAACCCGAACACCGTTCATGTTTCCTCCTTCGTCCTGTCTTCGCCGCACCCTAGGGGGTGTGTTCCTGACTTCTGAACAGTAACACAGCCGCAACCCCATTACAACCAATTTACGCATAAGGTTTGGTTAAGGTTTCTTCACCGTCGTTAACAATGTAACAATCGGACTATCATAAGGAACTATCATTTATTTACTATCACAAAAAAGAGGAGAGGCGCCCTAGGCGCCCCTCCCCTTGATTGTTACAGGTTGCTGATCGCGTCCTGCACCTCTTCTAGGACTTCCTGCCTGACCTCCTCCTTAATCTCGTCCTCCAATTCCTCGCGCACCTCGTCGCGGATCTCGTCGGTTAGATTCTCCTTGACTTCCGCCTCTACGCGATCCCAGAGATCGCCACCTAGAAGCGTCCGAATCTCTTCGGCGCTGATGTCTGTTTCTCCGTCGCTGATGTGTGAGCGCTCGCCGCTCGTCCAATCCTTCGCGTTATCCAGAACCGTGCCAATGAACTTCTGGAACTTCGGCGCCCGTTCAACGGCTCGCTCCGCTACGGCTGCCGCTGCCGTCGCATGAATCGCGTTCATGACGTTCGCCTGATCCTGATTCTCGTTCATGTTTCCCCCTTCGTGCTGTCTTCGTCGCCCCCTAGGGGGAGCGATCCCGACGCCCTATTTGTACCATGCCGATGGTTAATTCCCAACCCCTGTTGCGTATAAGGTTTCTTAACAATTGTAACAATCGGACTATCATTTTTTCTACTATCATAAGGAACTATCACTTAATTACTATCATCCCCGCTGCGCGCTGCGAAATAGATCATCTGTTCCCCTGTATGCGCCACGGAGAGGCTCGCAAAACAGGGGGGGTGCCCCTGTACCCCAAACAGGGGGGCGCTCTCGTCTCCGTCGCTCCTGACCCCAAGTACGGGCATGGCACAGGTTGTGCCAGTTAGCACTCATGGGGGGTAGGTCTGCTAGTGGCACAGGTTGTGCCAGTTGGCATAGCGGAGGGGTGGCACAGGTTGTGCCATGTGAGGCGTCCTCATGTCTGACCATGCGCGGGGGTATGTGAGGCGTCTTCACAAAGGGGGGTGGGGGGGTAATACACTCTCCCCCCTCATGAAGCATCCTCACATTGTCTGCCACATGAGGAACCCTCACATTTTTGCTGACCCCCCCTCTCCCCCCAGCATTTGAGCGTGGGGAGGCGTCGGTATAGTAATACCCCACCCCCAAAAGTTTGCACACCCTGTGACAACCCCCCTACCCCCTCCAAGCACGGAATGCAAGTCTCCATAGCCTTTTCATTGACAGGCATATGAAAAGAAAGGCTTGCCTAGAAATTTAAAAAATCGTACCTGCGCTCAAATGCAACAAATGACCAATTGTTAAGAAAACTTAACATGTCACTTCTTACAAAAAGGACCTGTTTTCGTGGTAGTAAGTGGGGGGATAAAGGGGGGCAAACGAAGGCTCCCCCGACAGGCATAGCAGTTACGCTAAACCAACGGGGAGCCGAGAAGGTCATCCAGATATCCCCTCCGTTTAAGGAGGGGTCTACCCAAATACAGGAGAATACAATGGCAGTTGATAAGAGTTACGGTTCAGGAAAGTCCCGCACGGCAGCAAATTCGAACGCCCGTGCCCGCGTAGCCGCTGGTCGCTTTACCAAGGGGAAGAAGCGTGCAGTTGATAACCTAGTATCCCGAAACAAGGCAGCATCTCCAAGCATGGCTAGAGACAAGTTCAACCCTAAAGTGGCTCGGGGGGCTGCAGACGTACTCGAGTTTGCCACTGGCGTTCGCGTCGGTCGCAAGGGCATCAAGAGCGTAGATCCGCTGACTCTCGGCATGGCGTTCCTTCCGCTTGGAAAGGCAACGCGAGTTGCCCAGACGCTCCTTAATGCCAACAAGGGTACTAAGGCGGCTGCGTTAATGGCTAGGTCCGCAACTGCAGAGGCTGGTAGGGCGGCTTCTCGGCAGTGGGCTGCCACACAAGCAATGAAGGGCAGCGGGAAGAAGTTCCAGGCAAGTGCTGCCAAGGCATGGCATATGCGATTCCTTGGTGAGAACCTGAAGGCTGCTGCTAAGGCTGTGCCAAAGAAGGCAAGCCTTGCTGTTCCTCCTACAATTGGTAGCAAGTTGTTAAATGCCAATCGCGCTAATACCGCTGTTAAGCGTGCACAAAGCGCGTTTAACGATTCACTTAGGGCGGCAAAGGGAAAGTCATTTGGCGTACTTGAAGGTCTAGAGACTTCAGCAAGCAAGTTGCAGCGACTTAGGTCTAACGGCGTTCCTAAGCGCGGTCGATAAATCTCCATGGCAAAGCGCGGTCTGACCAAGGGCAAGAAGCGAGAGATTCCACTCAGTCAAATGAGCAAAGCGGAATACAACGCAAGAATTGTCCAGGGTCAGGGCGCAAGGCGCCGCAGCAACGGGGACTTCTCCTCCAACGCACTGGAAGCCTTTACTGGGTTTAACAGTCGGGACGGTGTAGACCTTGGCGATATCGCTGGTCTTGCAATGACCGCTGCCACGCTTGGCACAGGGGCAGTCATTAAAAGCGCTGCTCGTCGAGCCACCGCAGTTGGTCTTCGGGACACAATCATTGCAAAGGGCGGAGTGACTATTAACTCCAAGGCAATGAAGGTTGTCTCGCCAAAGCGTGGATACGCAGTTGGGATCACCAACAAGACGGCAGTAAAAGTTCCAGTAAAGAAGGCAAGTGCTGGCAATATCCTTAAGGCATTTGACCAGGTTCAAAATAAGTACACCCCGAAAAACATGGGTGCATGGGTCCAACGTGGACAAATCCATATCGACCCAACCCGCATTGTAAAATCATATGGCAAGGCACAAAGGATTGGTAGGAAAATGAATCAAGACAGCGTCTACTCCTTCGGTGCAAACAAGGGAAAAGGGGCAAGCCTCAAAGTAATTAAGCGCGGACGATGAGCACGCGCCTAGAAGAGGCGCAGCGTTACGTAGACAACGCCAAGCGCATCCTGAACCTCACCCAATGGGAAATCAAGGTCAAGGATTACCCTTCGGCTGAAGATGCCTACGCAGACATCGAGCCACACGATCACCTCTGGCACGCAAAGTTGCGTCTGTCCGAGGACTTCTTTAAGGAACCCGCTGTTGAGCAGCGCAAGATTATCGCCCATGAGTTGCTTCACCTGCACTATGCAGGGGTGGAGCGGCTGGTAAACAGTGTGCACGACACTCTCGGTGTCGCGGCAGCAGACATCTACTCGAAGGTGTGGGAGATCGAGGTTGAGCGGTCAGCGGATGCGCTGTCTGGACCAGTTGGCGGTCTGTTGCCAATTCCGAAGTTTAAGGGGACAAAGTAAGATGGTATACGGTAAAGGTCGAATTAAGACGGACGAGAACAAGCCAAAGGGCAAAGAAGGCGATGGTCGATTCTACGCTGGTGGTCCAGGGTTCGGTGAACTAAATAACCTGACACCAGGAACTCGGCAGCCAAAGCCAAAGCCAAAGCCAGAGCGACCAATTTATCGCAAGGGAGATCGGGCTCGAAAGCCAATTGAAAAGACTCCAGGTCGTAAGACCATTCAGTCAGTTCCACTAAAAATGAGAAATATTCTAAATCCTATTGGCAAGAAGCCAGGCAGAACCCTTATTGATGAAATGAGCGACTTCGCTAGGAAGCAGCGCCAACTACCTACTCGGGTAAAGCCAGAAGGTCAGCGCCGAAAGGCTAGTGATATGGGCAAGACCGCCAATAACGGTCGCTCACGAAGGTCAGGTGGTCGATAATGCCAGGTAAGATTGCACCATCAAAGCGACCGATTCCGCTTAAGACTCGTCAGATTTTTAATACTAGGGGATCAATCCTTAATGCAATGTTCCCAGTAACAGCAACTCAGGCAAAGGCAATTAAACTTCCAAGCCTGGTTCGCAAGACGGTTACAAAGAAGAAGACTGGCACAGCAAGGCGAGGTAGTCGATAATGGCACGTCTAGTTAATCCTGACGGTCCAGGGACAACTGGGACTGGTAAGCCAAAGAAGCCAGTGCGCTTCCCGAAGGCTACCCCAACAAAAGAAGGTTTCCTTCGCCCATACGCCCTTGAGACCTATCGACGAGCCTACAAGCCTACCCAGAATAAAAATGAGCGTTCTGGTGACAAGCCAGTCGTTAAGGCTGCCAACAAAGAGCGAGAACTTCAGCGTATTGCTGCTCGGCAGAGACTGCAGGGAAACCCGTTTGCTACAGTTAATAGCGCAAAAAAGAGTTATGCCAAGCGAGCAGAACGACGAGCAGTTATTGGTCCAAAGACGGACAAGGCTGTTGGCACAAAGCAGCGTGGTTCATATAACGACACAATGGATACCTCTCTCAATCCGCTTGGCGGCGGTCCACGACCAACTCAAAATCGCTATTTGAATACATGGGAAAGCCCAGAAGTTTTGACGCCAAAGCGACCAACCCAAATTAGCGTAAAGACCACTGTTTACAGCGGAGGTAAGCACGGGGGAAACGTTAACTCTGGGGTAAATCGCCCAAACAAGGGCATTAAGCAAGATAAGAGTGGTACCTACGCCGTAAAGAACAAGTATACTCTTTATGGTCCAAATGCGCAGAAGATTAGCCTTCCATTCAGGGGCAAGAAGGGTGCTGCAAGTAGCGGCACCAGAAAGATTGGTCGATAATGCCTGCAAAGAAGAAGATTATCGTTAAGCGTGGAGTTGCTAAGGATCAGAAGGGTCTGAGCAAGGCTTCACAGAAGAAGCACGAAAAGGGCGAGCCACGCAAGAAGAAGATCGCTGAGACCAAGAAGTACGGCGCATCGTAAAAATGGCTCGTAACTACGCTCGGGAGTACGCAACATATCAAGGTACTCCTGAGCAGATCAAGAATCGTGCTTCCAGAAACGCCGCACGGCGCAAGATGGAGAAGGCGCACGGTAAGTCTGCCATTGCTGGCATGGATATCGACCATAAAGACGGTAATCCTCGGCACAATGGAAAAAAGAACCTTCGCGTTATGACTAAATCAGCCAATCGAAGCAAGAAGTAACGGAGAATAATGGCGACATTTAAGTTTGTCGGTCGAGAGATCGACATTCATTGGAATGGTTACGACATTGTCGGTCCAGCGGAAACGGTATTCAGCATTCCAGACCAACTCTATGAGGAGTTTGAGTCGGATATCCGTGGCGTTGAGCCGTCTTTGACGTGGATTGACACCAATGAGTTCTTGACACTGAGCAATACCGTCTCTACAGCAACCCTCTCCGCCTCACTTCCTATTGCACTTACAACGACCACCAGTGGAAAGACCATCTCGTTATCGTCCACTACGGCACTAAACGGCTATTTGCTTGCCGCAAATGGCACTGGTGGTACAATTTGGACACCAGCGTCCACATCTAGCCTGACATCGGTCATTGGCGTATCTCCAATCTCTGCCGTCATCTCTGGCGGTACAGTATCAGTGAGCCTTAGCGCCAATTACCAGACGGCTGGTAGTTACCAGCCTGCTGGGACCTACGTCACTGGCGTGGTTGGTACGTCGCCAATCTCTGCGACTGGAACGACATCCATCACAGTTTCACTAAATCAGTCTGTTCTCTCCGTTGCTAATGCAACTTCCGCCGAAAGCATACGAACCTACGTAAAGAATACAAGCGGATCAACGATGACCAAGGGTCAGGCGGTCTACATTAGCGGCGCAGATGGAACTAATGTGACGATTTCTCTCTCCACTGCGTCAACCGAGGCTGGCTCATCAAAGACACTTGGACTTTTGTACCAAGATCTAGCCAACAATGCGTTCGGTTGGGTCATTGAGAACGGGTATCTTGGTACGATTGACACCTCAGCATCAACCGCTGGTCAGACGGTATGGCTCGGCAATACGCCTGGGAGCCTCGTCTATGGTTCACCACCAGCAGAACCGTCACACTCCGTCTACCTTGGGGTTGTAGCACGATCAAACGCTAACAATGGTGAGATCATCGTCAAGGTGCAAAACGGATACGAGATCGATGAACTGCACGACGTCTCTGCTGGATCGCCAACCAATCTAGACATCCTCCAGTACAAGAGCAGCAGTTCCCTCTGGACTAAGTCCTCCATTTCCAATGCTGGGATCGCTGCATCTGTCCATACGCACGACTACCAGGCATCTGGCACCTACGTCAATGCCGTCATTGGCACCTCCCCAGCCTCCGTCTCTACGGCATCTGGGACATCGACGGTCTCCATCGTGGCTGGCAGCATCAACTCCACCCACCTCAGCGCAACCTCCGTTGGCTCCAGTCAACTTATTGCCCAGGCTGTTGGGACCGCTGCGCTTTCTTCTGGCGCTGCAGCAAATGGCACCATTCTTACGTCTAATGGCTCTGGTGGGGCAACCTTTGCTTCTGCACCTTCAAGTGGTGGGTATTACGTCACTGGTACAAGCCTTGTTAACGGAGCAAACCTCACCTCAATGGCAACTGGTGGTTACCTTGTGGGAAATCCAGACAGCACATCAATTGAAGTTATTTCATCTGCTGGTGCAACAAGCACAGTTGCACAATATCAGTATGTGTATTCATCGCAGCGCACATCAACCAGTACAAGGTTTCCAGTAATGTCGTCGTGGGTAAGCGCAGCACTAACTACATCAACCGCTAGTGCTGGATCAAGATTTGTTAACGGTGAGTTCTGGATCTTTGGAACAGTCTCTACGGCTGCATCTGCTGGACTCCATCGTTCATCAGATTCAACCTCTTGGACAAGCGTTACCAGTGGACTCGCAGTTGGAGATGTTATTCAAGATATTGCATACAATGGCTCCAACCTATACGTATTATGCGGAAGAGATAACGCTGGAAGCGTTGGAAAAGTAAGCACCTCCCCAGGTACAAGTGGATCAACTTGGACCGCAAGAACAATTAACGCCAATATGTTTAACTGCACTGGAGTGACGAGCAGCGGCTCTAGATGGGTGGTTGTCGGTAGTGGGAATGCAGTAGATGGTCAGGTCCTTACCTCAACAGATGGAATAACTTGGTCA